ATATCTTACCCGCGCCGAGGTTCAGGAAATGATCAATGACGCATTTTCCCAACGTGCCGAATCAAACAAGCCCGGGGCCAGCGGAAAACTCAAGGATCAACCGCCGATACAACGGCGCGCTTCCGGCTGGTTTGATTCAGTTGGCGAGTCAATCGGATCGGCAATTAGCCGCAAGGCCGGTGTAAAGGATTCGTTTGAGAGATTCAGGATCAATCCGAGAGAGAAAGAACAACCGGGGCAAGAAACTCCGTCGCCGGCGCCAAAACCCACAGGCCTTGCGGCTGGCGTGAAAAAGATCGAAAGCGTTGTCACCCCGGGCGTGGAGCGTGAAACAGGGAGCAGGTCGAACGAGGCGGTTACCGCAAGAAAGGTGGCGGAAGTGACGCGGGGCAAGGAAACGGCGAAGACGGATCGGGAGCAAACAAACGATGCCAAGGTAACCGCGCCCGATACTGCCGCCGCAACCATTAAAGCTGAAATTATGACCTCGATCGAGCAGCGGTATATTTCGCGCGCGGAAGTGGACGCTAAAATTGAAGCTGCGGTCCCGCCGCAGATTCGGACCATGGGTTGCGCGTCTGGATTACGCCAGAATACGGGTCAGTTCTTGAAGTTGGAAAACAGTGCTTCCAAGACGGCGGTATGGGGGACGTGTGATGCGAGCGGGGGACTAGACGTGGCGGGAACAATAACGCTGTATATGGTTGTATCAGCGCGGGAATACGACGAGGACGGGAACTTGGTGGCGGCGGGGGACGAGACAACCCCACTTCCCGAAGGGCATACGCTAGAAGCAACATGGGATTGGGTGAGGGCGCACGGATGAGTGAACCATTTTTAAATCCTTACGATACGCCAACGGGTAAAAGTTGGCAGGACATGCTCGACGAAATTACGCTGGCGTATAGTGAACGACGGCAGAGCCTAGGACAGACAGCATACGACGCTACGGACGGGAAAGATGTACATGCCGCGGCTTATTGGATAATGTTTCAGAGTTGGATAGAACAAAATTGTGTATATTTTTTAGATCATATTAATCCGTTTATCACTTATCAAGGGAATCCACCGCAATACCTTAGTTTTGAAACTTTTCTTGCTGTTGCTGGACTCAACGTGGCTGGTTTTACTCGTAAATACGGTTCGTCTGAATCCCCTACAACCGCATACGGCCACATGGAAGAGAAAGACATTATTGGACCTTGGATATTTGAAGAATTGCAGAAAGCATTTTCGGCGTTAAAATGGACACCTGCCAATCCAACTACTTCGTATGAACAGAAGGGATCGCCTGCTTCGTATTACTTAAAGGAAATTGGTTATATTGGCGTTCCCGCGTCGAAGCCGTTTGATTTGGGTATGTCATTATCTTTTCTACAACCAGTCGACAATGCGAGCAAATTTGAATCAATATTAGATTTTACTGAATGGCATAACGAATCATCATATATATACTGGACTGGTGATTATGATACGAGAAATACACTTGAATATCTCGGGTCTTTTGCTGTCAAATGGAACTTTACGAATGCTTAAAATAAACATTGACAATCCGACAGGGCTTTGGCATTATACAGTCAGAAAGGAGGGAATATGTCAAAGTGTCGGAAATGCGGCCAGGATCATCGGAAAGCCCTTGCGTGCATAGGCGCGGAAGGTGGCGCAAGCGGGAAAGGCCAAAAAGCCAGCCCCGCAAAGCACGCCGCGGCGATTAAGGCCAATAAAGCCAGATGGAAAGATCATAAAAAGGAGAATAAAAGATGAAAAACTTGATTATCGGATTGATCATTGGAGGTTTGGGAACATGGGTGTTTTTCGCAACAATAGGAAAAAAACACATTACGGTGACAGAAAAGAAAGTTGTCATCGAAACGAACTGGGTTGAAAAAACAGAAACAAGGTACTTTAACGAAACAAAATGGACGACGCTGGCAAATATCGTTTGGGTAACGAATATCGTAGAGCAGGTAGCGAAGGTCGCGCCGGTTGTTCCTGTTGCCGCGCCAGTTCCTGCGGTTGTTCAGCAACCAGTTCAAGCAACGCAACATCGGACGGAGAAGTCTTTGAAGGATGGATTTAACGAAACACGACCTGCGAGTGGGGTGAAAATAAATCGCGGCTCTCGTATGGGAAACGCAAAACATACAGGTATCAAGCGGGACTTTGACGGAAGTATAATTACGAATCAATAATTTAACAACGGAGATAAAAATATGCCATACAAACCGAATCCGCAAACATTTGACCTGCCTGACGAGGTGGCCCTTTTATCTCCGGAAGAACAACGGAAAACCGTCCATGACCGCGTTCGTTTCCTGGCAAGTCAACCGGGGCAGGAAGGTAAACAGTGGGGGGCTGTCACCGACCCCAACAGCGGCAGGGTGCAGGTCATTACCCCGACCAATACAATTACCAACTTCCCTACATCGCAGGATGTTGTCAACCAGACCGTCCAGCGCGCCTTGACCACGCGCGCGGCCGCGCAACCCCCCGCAGCGCCATCCGGGTCTCCGTATCTTTCGCCCGTCGAGAACATGAAGGCCGGATCGCGTAAGCGGCAGGAAGATTCGCTCATGAGAAGTAAAGACCCTAACACGTGGAAGGTCGAATGGAAAAGTTACGGGCTTGGCGAAACACCCGTCTTGAGGCGATTGACCCCGCAGGAACAGGCGCAGAACTGGGCGGACATGCACACGCTTGTCGAGGCGGATATTCCCCAAGGCGGTGGCAGATCGGCAATGGCGCCGGCAATGAACGTGTTTGGCGGCGGCGGTCATTTGGATACCCCGCTTCTTACTCAAAGCCGGAAAGACATTAACCCCACCGTCTGGAATAATTACCGGAAAATGACCAGGGCGGCGGACGAAAAGCTCAATCAAGCATTGGCAACCAGGGCCAACGTTCCGCATTCCATCGAGGAAGCGCAACAGTTTGTGGATTCACTCGGGTTTGACGATCGGGTGGGGGAACATATTGAGCGTTCGATGACGCGGTATATGCAGAACGCCAACCCTGAACTTTACAAAGAAATGATCGGCCAGCGGAAAGTCCAGAAGGCCAACGATGCGTCGTATGTTGATTGGGTCAGGATGAGCGCCAATCCGCGAGTGGCTTCGTTGTCGCCCGACGAAATCCTCGCCGAACGTACCCCCGAATCGCAGTACGCCTTCGACCGTGACCCGAACGCTGTCCGGCACATGATCGGACCAGACGGAACGGTGATCGAGGCGCCGAAGCGAGTGTTGGGGCCGGAAGAAACGGCGCAACAAAAGTTCAAGATGGAACAGACCGAGCGCGATTTGCAGGGAAAGCGGATAGATGATATTGTCGCGCAGTCCGGCGGCCGGATGGTAAAGGCGGTCAAGCCGGATGGTGAGCCGATTGCCATACCGATCGAACAATACCAGAAAGAACAGGACAAACTGGAACGAGAAAACATCAGAGAGGATAGGGAGGCGACAAGGGAACAGCGCGACCAAGCGGCGGAACAACGCAGGGCGGCGGCAGATACGCCCGAGGAAAAACGACGCCAGAAACTTGAGGATATGGCCGCAAAGCGGCGGGATAGGCTTGAAGAAATAGCGTACAAGAGTTTACAGGCAAAATTAGAAAAAGGCATGATTGACGAACCAGAAGCCCTGAAACAATACAACGCGGAGATGGAACGGATTAAGACGATTGCTCCGTTGGCCGGTGAAGCTGCGGCTCCCGCCGCTTCGGGCCCTGCCGTTCCACCGGCAACCACGGCAACCGCCCCGGCCGAACCCCCTGTTTTAACCCCGGAACAATACGCAACGGCGCCGGTAGGCACAAAGTTCAAGGGCGTTGATGGAATAATACGGGTGAAAAAACAATGATAGGGGTTGATCCACTTAAACCCGTCATGGGTCAGGATGGCCGGATGATTACGGCCGTTGTCAACCAAGCGACCTTGCCAAAAACTCCCGCTATTCCCAAGCCGGATTTATACCCCGGATCAGTCCCGGAAACAGACCTTTACCCCGGCTCGGCGATTGAATCGCAATCTCCGGCCACTTCGGTTCCTACTCCTGCCACGGTTGACCAATACCCCGGTTCGGTAGTTGAACAACCAACACCGACGCCGAAACGCGGGTTTGTTGGAAACATCAAGGAGGCATGGTCCCGGGGCGATCAGCAGGTGCAACTTGATCGTGAAGCGTTTGACGCAATGATGGGATTGCGTCCTTGGGAAGAAGTCCAGAAGAAAAGGCAAGCCCTCAAAGAACTTCAATCAACTGATGAGATTGGCAAGGATTCGGGATTCCTGGCAAAGTCAGCATACGGCGTAGCTGGGATGTTGCCCCCGATGTTGAGGGGCATAAAACAAGGCGCCGAGGTTGGATTGGCTTCGGCGGCAGCGTTGGGTGTTGCCGGGCAGATCGGTCCGCAAGTCGCCACGCCAGAAGAAGTCATTACGATGCCGGCGGCTTTCGCTGCCGGAAATACGGTCGGCCAGTTTGAATACTGGGCCCGGCAGGGAACAGGACAGGTTTACGGCGATTTAAGGGATTCGGGCGTAAGCCATGATGTAGCCAAGAAACTCGCCCCGATCGGCGGACTTCCGTATGCTGCCATTGAATTTTCGCAGGTGGACAAAATCATTCCAGGACTGGGAAGGAAAGCAAAAACGTTTGCTCAACAAACGTTGATGAAGGGACTTTTAAAACTGGCCGGAAAAGTTGCGGCGAATGTCGGCGTAGAATCACTCGAAGAAGCCGAACAGCAGATAGTCACCGACACGGCAACAGCAGTCGGCAAATACGTTGACGATAAACTGGAAAACAAGGACATTCCAGATGAAGCAAAACAGATGGCAAAGAACGCATGGCAATCGTTTTATCAAACGCTCGGCCCTATGGCCTTGCTGCAAGTGCCTGGCGCGTCAGTTGCGGCTGGACGCATGACGAGTGCGGACCGATTTGCCAAGTCATTGTTCAAGGAAACCGGAACGGCAGATGATTACCGCGCCCGGATCGAGGGGCTCGGGATCCCGGCCGACCAGATAGGCGATTATCCGGACAGGTTCGCGGCCGCCAAGACCCCGGAAGAACACGAAAAGATAGTGACCGAATTTGCGAGTAAATTTAAGGACGTATTGCCTGTTGATCCGATTGTCGGCGCGCAACTCGACCATTTGACCAGCGAGATCGAGAAAGTCCGGGCAACAGCCGGAGAAACAGCCGCGCAGTATTTCGACGAAAAATACCTCTCAAAAGTGAGAAACGGACAACCTTTAACCGAAAACGAGCAAAATGCCGCCAATATCGAGATATTGACCGCTATCGAAGATCATAAGGCCGGTAAATCGTTCCAGGCGCCCTTGCAGGAACCGGCCATGCCAGAGGTCGGGCAACCACCGGTTGACAACGTACAACAAGGTACAACCCCAGCCATTAAACCAATTTCGCCCCCACCCACCCCAACAACACCATCAACGGTAGAGACCCCTGCGCCGGCTGCGGCTGGCGTAACGGATACTCAATTACCCAAGGAGGCCAGGGTGGGGGCAGTTTTAACATCCCCGGCCACTCCAACCACCGAAAACACAACGCCTGTAGGCGTAGGGCAAAAACCCATTACTTCGCCGGAAGTTGGCGCGGGGATAACTTTAGGAACGGAAACAAAGATACATGGTACCAAGGGTCAGGAATACGATGCGAAGTACGCCGTAGTCCCCCGATCGGAGCTTGTCGCAAGCCATGATGGAGTCAGTTTTGGTAAAAACCCTGATTATCCTCTCGAAAACGCCCGGGATTACACCAATCCGGCAGAACAAGCCAAGGTTTTAGCGGTTAGAAACGAATTCTCCCCAGATCGGCATGTCACTGATTCGACCGATGCTTCCGTGGGCCCGGTCATGGTAGCCGGCGTTACGGACGAGAAAGGTGTTCGCCGTTTAGTTGTCCTTGGCGGGAACAACCGCGAAATGGCGATTCAGACCATGGCTCCTGAAAAACGGCAGACATTGGCCGACTTTACCAACGAACGGGCCGGGCGGTTTGGGGTTAAAGGCGTTCCGGATGCTGACCATGAACTTGTCCGGTTCATGGGCGAATACGATCTTGGCGTAAAGGGGACCAGGGAGAAGTTGCAAAACATCATCGATTCGCTCAACCCGAGTCCCGGGAAGGTGCAGAGCCAATCCGAAATGGCCGCGGTGGATTCCGGCAATATCCCCATCGCAAGCCTTGAAGGCGTCGAAATGGATATGGATCCCAAAAAGGCCGCAGGAAAAGTTATGGATTTGATTGCCGAGGGACATCTTGACCGCAACTTGCGAAGCCAGATATCCGAACATCCCGACCAGGCGCAGGAGTATTTGCGCCGAGTCATGGTGAATGTGGCGTTCCGCGATAGGAAGGTTGCCGACTTTGTGGCCGGATCGGATACCAAGTCAGCCGCCGCGCGCGGACTGGTCGAGGCGGCCACCCCGGGTGTTGTGGAGCTTCGCCGGAAGGGACAAAACGAACTTGCCGATGCGTTCAGCCGGACCATGGCTACGCTTGCGGATTACGTGCGGAAAGGCGACGACTTACGGACCGCCTTGCAAAAGACCGCGCAGCAACTAGAGATGGATCCCAAGATGGCGATTATCAGGGACGTGGCCGATGTAATGCGCCGGAACGTGGCGGTAAGCGCCAAGGGGAAAGTGATTGCCGAGGATTCCATTGAGAATTTCAACAACACCTGGAACCGGATAAATGAGGGATTGCGGAGTTGGGATTCAAAACCGGACATGTTCGGAACCAAGACAACTGCTGATGATGTTATCCGGAATGTATTGAAGAAGGTCAAGGAAGAACAATCTTTCGAGAATGGCGAAATCCGTGTTTCAAAAGGTCAGGCAAAACGGGAAGTTGCGGGTGGGATCAAGGCCAAGCAGGGGCAATACCTTGTTGACGAAATGATGAAGGGCTGGAAGAACGTTCCGATTGGCGGGGCGGTTATCGTTCAAAGCGAGGCCGATTTGGACGCCTTGGGATTAAGCGATGAGTCCCGGCAAGCAATCTTAAACAGCAAGGCGGAAGGATTTTACCATATCCCGACCGAAACCGTAGTTATCATTGCCGACAATTTACAACGGCCAAGCGACGCTATTCGGGTCATGCTCCATGAGAGCATCGGTCATTATGGGATTCGTAAAGTGTTGGGCCCGGAATTCGAGGCGGAACTTGACCGACTTGAAAAACTCATTCCAGCAGAAGATTTACAGAAAGCCAAGGATACGTACGGTGATAAATTGGCCGTTGAGGAATACCTGGCCGGAGAAGCAGCAATCAGGAATCCAACCTTATGGCAACAGTTTATCAAGGCCGTCAGAGAAGCGTTGAAACGGATCGGCGTGAATGATCATATCCTGGATAAGTGGGATACACGCGGCGAAATTGACAAATTGATTGATACGGCGAGGGATTGGATGGAACAGGGGGAAGTGAAATCCAGTCTTGGGAAAAGAGATATTCCGGTATATTATAAAAACCAGCGGTTTTACGTAAACAGAGAATACGGAATTAAAGAATCGGATTTAAGTGGTACATTGGAAATGCTCGGCTCGCGCGGAAATGCTCGGATTCGATTGAGAGATGGTTCATTTCTTGATGTTTCCACAAATGATTTGATTGATCGTCAAGAAGCCATGACTGGTGAAACAAGGTTGAGTAAACCGGGGAAGGTTAAGACTGCGATGAAAGATTTTCAAGAGAGAACAACAAGGGCGCAAGATTTAGTAAAAGATTTTAAAGATAATAATGGCATATTGAAACTAAATATTGGCGATGGTTCTGTTACGGTTTATCATGGAACTTCCTCGGAAATGGCAAATGCCATATTAAAAAGCAAGAAAATAAAACCAGAAAGTTTTTTCAGTCATGCAAAAGATAAATCTCTTTTTGGAAGCCGCGGTGCAGATTATTATGCTTACGAAAAAAACAAAAACGGCAAAATGTTAGAATTAAAAGTTGATCCGAGAGATGTTGACTTGCTTGGTTCAGGAGAATTGGAAGCATCGGAAGGATTGGTTTTAGATATTGATGGAATATGGAAATCACCACAAAGAGTTCATGCTGTGGCAGCCGAGACCAAGCCAGTAGAGGAAGCGGCCAAGCCCGAACCAGATACCCGCCAATTCAAACTGGAAACTGTCACCCCCGATCAACTGCGTTCCGAGGCCACGCTCCGCAAGCAGAACGAGGAAGCCAAGCGACGGACCGAGGAATTGCAGAAACGGATGGCGGCTCCGATCAAGGGAAACATGGGAGAAACTACCGGAGTATTATTGCCGGGCGAAGGAAACTTATTCCGGTTTTCCAAAGGCGAACAGCGCGAGACCGATGTCCACAAGTTTTCCGACCGTGTTTCCGAAGATAACCGGATGATGACGGAAGTCCGCAAGGCGCTGGAATTCCAGGAGTACGCTGTTTTGCACAATAAGGACGTGATCGAGGCGGCTAAGGCCCGTCTTGATAAATCAGTGTCCGATGCCTATACCGCTTTCGTTGACCCCGCATCGAAGATGAAGTCCGCCGAGCGCGTTGTTGTCGGCCAGATGCTCATGCAAGCCCATAACGAGGCGGCCCGGTCCGCAACGCAAGCCAAGGACGAGGAAATGACCAGGGCGCATTTGGATCGAGCCATTGATATCGGGCATAAACTTGACGAGTACGGGTTGGAATACGGTCAGGGTGTTCAGGCGTTCGTCAACTGGAACGATACGCTGTCCACCGCCGAGGGTGCGCAGCGGATGTTCGAGCGGAGCAAGGGTAAGTTTGTTGACATGGTGCTGAACAAGGCCGGCGCGGACATTGAATCGGTAAAGAATATCGTCCAGGAAGAAAACGCCAAGGCGATTGATGAAACGCTGATTGAGGAACGCGTTCAGGAACGTATCAATACCATACTCGACCGGCTTGGCAGTAATGCACGGAACGGATTGCCAGACCGGATGAAGGCAAAGGCCGGGAAGCAGGCAGCGCAGGATTATTTCTCCCGGCCGGAAAATGCGGCAACCAATGATCCAGATTTGAGATTTTCCAAGGCCGGGGAAGAACTGGATAAAAAACTGTTTGCGGCGGCAAAATACGGGGCAAGAGTAATGTGGCAAAACGGGAATACTTCGTTCGCAGCGTTTTCCGATGCTATGATTAAGAAATCCGGGCCAAACATTGAAAAGTATTTACCAAGAATTTATAACGAATCATCGATCTTGTTGAATAACATAATATCGCGCAAGCCGGTCGGGAAGGGCGCCGACACGCGAAATATCCGATCAGCCAATGCGGAACTTAAATCCATTCTCAAACAATGGTTCGCCGGGGATCCAAATGCCGAACGTGAGCCTGTTCTTGACCTGCTCAAAGCCGCCGGCATGACGGAACGGGAAGCTATATCTCTCACGATGAATATTCAGCATAAGTTCATCGAACGGGCGCAGAAAGCTAAAACACGCAAAATTCAACAGATACTTTCCGGCCGGATCGTGCCGTTGAGTAACCAGAAAGCAATCAGGCGTTTGATCGAATTGTCGAATTTAACTCCATTGAGCGATCCGGTTGTGCGCGAGGCGATTGCCAGGGCGTATAACCTGCCGGCGTTGACGCCCGAAGTTGCCGCCAAACTTGACGAGTTGGCGAAGATTATCAAAAGCGCACCGGAAGGTTTCCAGCAGCAAGACGCCACCCGCGCAATGCTCAATTACATGCGGAAGCAAATGCCGAAGGACGTGTACGACATCGGCTGGGGGATGTGGTATGCCAACATCTTGAGTGGATATCAGACCGCAGAAAGAAACTTCCTGGGTAACGCATGGAACGCCATGGACAATCTGGCGACTTCGATGATTGTTGAACCGCGCAATGCGCCATTCGCCCTGTGGGGATTCGTTCGCGGGATAAACGCCGGGGCCCAGGGTGCCGTCAATGTCCTGAAAACTGGAAAATTCCCGGCGCGAGGCAATAAATACGAAGCGACCAGTTCCGTTGAGTTGGATCCATTTACGGGTATTTTTAAAGTGTTTAATGCGTGGAAATATGTCATGCGGTCGTTGTACGGCGCGGATATGTTGTTCTTCAAGCCAGCCCATGAGGCGCGCGCAATGATGATTGCGGCCGATCTGGCCCGGAAAGAAGGCATATCGGGAAAAGAGTTATGGCGCCGGACAGCAGAGATCATGGGAAAGACCGTTACCCAAAGAGAAGCCTTCCGTCAACAGGCCATCGACGAGGGATTAAAAGGGTTTGATGTCAAACACCGGCAACAGGAACTTGCTGAACAACAACGCCCAGAAGAATTGATTGCAGAGCCTATGGATTACGCCCAGCGCGTGACGTTCAATTACCAGCCGGAAGGACAACTCGGCGTGTTGGCGAGGGGAATATCGGATATGTCCAGGAAGGTTCCCGTGTTGCGGTTGGCCGTACCGTTCACCCGGATCGTGGCAAACGTGGCAAATACGACGATCGATCATACCCCTTGGGGGTTTGTCCGGGCATATCGGGGCATGAAGAACGAATCTGGAGATTTGCAAGCCATTACCGGCCACCGCAGGGCGCAATTGCTCGCCAAGGCCACCATGGGAACGGCGGCCATGGCAGCGGCCTACATTCTTGACCGTATGGGCGGCGACGACGATGATGACAAAAAGAAATTCGCCATTTACGGCGCCGGGCCCGGGAGCTCGTCGAAACGGTTTCAACTGGAAGAAACAGGATGGAAGCCGTACACAATAAAACTCGGGAAACACTATTTTGATTACCGCTTGACCCCGTTCGCCGTTCCGTTCGCAATTATCGGCAACGTGCGCGATGCTGAGCGCTGGCGTAAAATGGATGAAAAAAGTATCTTGATCCGAGCGTCCTATGCTGTGCTTAAATCCGCGTCAACCATCAACGATATGTCGTTCTTGTCCGGTGTTAATCAGTTGATTGAGATGGTTCAAAGGGATTCGCCTGATTCGGCGTACAGCGCGTTAAAATCGTATGGCGCCCGAAACGCAAGCACGGTAATCCCGGCATTGTTTAAGCAAATTGACCGTACTTTTGACGAAAACATCCGTGATAATTCCACCATCCAGGAGGCGTTGCTCCGGGAAGTTCCGATTGCATCCCACTTGGTTAAACCAAAACTCAACTTGCTCGGTGAGCCGGTTGCTCAAACCGCTGGGCCAACAAGCATCTTTTTCAGCAAGGAACGGTCTAATCCGGTCTGGAAATTGATCGTGGATAAAGAGGCGTGGATAAGCAAGCCGGCCACGGATACCAAGATCGGCGACAGCATCATGGACGAAGATGAATATTATCAATACGTCAAGGAGTCGGGCGAGATTATCCGGGAACAGATCGGGCGTCAACTTCCGCGATTACAGGAATTGAACAAAGAACGCGCTGGGAAAATCATCGACGATATCACGCAAAACGCCAGGGACAGAATCAAATATAAAATCACAAGAGAAAGGTGGAAAAAGTGAAAATCAAACCATTGCCAGGACAAATGTTTGTTCGTTTGGAGAGTTTATATAGAAATACGGGATTGATCGAAGTGCCTGAGCGATACAAGAAGGCCCCGCGCCTGATTGGTCGAATCGTGGAGCTTTCCATGAGGACCGAAGATCGCCTGGCGCTGGGAGTGGATCTGGTCCCCGGCAATCGAATTATCGTGAGTCCGCTGGGCGGCCGGCATTTGTCCGAGGATACCTGGGTTTATCCGATCACGCTTAAACGCAAGGATCAGCACGGCCGGACATATCGGGATAGCGGAGTCTTGGCGATCGTGCCGGATTCGGTTGACCTGTCAACCCATTCGCAGGATATTGAACGATGCCAGTTTTGTGGGGAAGTCCGGTCCGGGACGAAGCAAAATATGATATTGGTAAATGGCGTATGCCCGCGGTGTGGTAAAAACAATCATGGCGAGATCCCTGATACGTCAATTAAGGTGACGGACGCGGAAGTGGAACGATTCACGGAAATGCAGAAAAAAGCATCATAAAATGGCGTTTTTGGTACGAATTATTCGTACCCCGCAAACCTGAAATGATTATTTCTTAGGAAATAGACCGCATTGCGAATATCGTTTACGGTTTCGTGCATTATTTCGGAGGCCGGCTTGTGTGGGATCATATCGAAAAAGATAAACTCATGCTTGAGTGGTTGGAGATGGTCGAGCTTGGCGACTATGCTTTGAGGGCATGGATTGATGGATTGATTGCGGCTGACAAAATGGCGGCATAAAACGCAAATAATTTTAAAAAAATCATATTGAATCAAAACTATTTTATTCATTTTATTCAATGATACCAGCGATTCTACGAAAAGACGTAAAATAATTGTTGACGAATAACAATTTTTGTTTTACGCTTCTTTTCATGAACGCAGGATACTCTAAAGAAAAATCTTCACCCGTCCAAGGCACAATCCTTCAAAAGATTCTGCGTTCAACTTGGGCGGGTGTTTTTGTTTACGGGAGAACACATGACAGGAAATAACATAACGCGATTTGATTACCCGCACGGAAATATCTTTCCTACCGAATACGGTCAACGGTTATTCCACGAATGGCTGATCGAAGAACAAAAGCGATTTGCGGAAGATAACATCAAGACGCGCATTGTTAAGGACAAGGAAGGCCGGGAAGCATTGGTAAGGATATGAATATTAAGGGGGTAAAAGATGACAACAAAATTACTGGTTGGTCTTTGCATGATGCTTTGTGTCGCCTGGCCGACGGTCAGCGAGAGTCATTGCGTCGGAAAACACAATTCATGTCAGACGCAAATGACAGGGTATGCAACTTGGTACTCAACGAACAGTTGCGCCCAGGACGACAAAATTAGGAAAGTGCCGCCACGAACAAATTACTTCACCGCGTCGGGGAAATTATTAGACGAACGTTCAATGACCTGTGCGCTCCCGTTCCTCCCCCGAAAAGTGAATGGGCGCCGCCAGTGGGGGCAAAAGTACCGGGTGACAAACCTATCAAACGGGCAGAGCGTAATCGTGGAACACCAGGACTACGGACCCGCTGCATGGACAAAAAACGCAATAGACCTCACGCCGGCCGCATTCAAAAAACTGGCAAATCTCGGGCAGGGTAAGGTGATGGTCAGGATCGAGAAAGTGAAATGAATAAACAGATTCCGGCAAAGACTTGTAAGATATGTGGTAAAATCTTTACCAAACCGCCTAACGTTCACCGTCAGGCTTGGGTTAATCGAGAAACATGCGGGATGGTGTGTGGTCATGTTCTTCGGTGGAACCGCGAGGGGCGCAAACCAAAGTCTATATGCCCAACGTGCGGTAAACTTACTCCTAAGCCAAAAATGAAATACTGTTCCTTTGCTTGCCGAACTCCACGAAGGAAATGCGCTTGGTGCGGAAAGATAGGAAGAATACGGCCAAGTCACAAGTTCTGTTCTTGGAAATGTGCCGTAGAAAGTTCGCGAACTCCCGTTCAAACGCGTCGCTGCGAATTCTGTGGGAAGATATTTGAGCACAAACCTAATCCGATAACCAAGGGCCGGTTCTGTTCCTCATCATGCGGTGGAAAATACAATCTCGAACATAGAATAGTTCCTGACCCATTAAGCGCCGAGCAGACGGCCGCCCGTATTGCGGGGGTGTCTCGTTCTCCAATTTCGGGACCGTTCGTAACTCACTGGCACGCGATGGACTGGTTTTTGGTTTCTCCGAAAGGACAGACATTTAAGATTCACAACCTCAAACTGTTCATCCGCGAGAAAGCAACCATGTTCACCGCCGAAGAACTGGAAGTCCGTTCGAGTGGACAACAACCGGCATATTCCGGTCTGGCTAGTCTCAAACCAGTAAGTACACGTAAAAGGATTGCATCTGTTTGGCACGATTGGCGTTGGTGGCACGAAGGGGAAAACTGTAACAGGGATAAATGAGGGGAATCAACATAAATGACCTGCCAGAACGATATCAAAAACAAATCCAAAGACAATTTATTATTCCGCATGGTATTCCCGGTAAGATTGCCTACCTGGAACCGAATCCTGGCAATGCACTTCTGGCAAAGGAAAAAACTGCGCGATTTAACGGACAGGTTGATATCTCTTTCCTTGAGAAACGCCACCGGCTCGCTGACCCCGATGGAAGTTCAATTAAATACGTCCTTGATAGTCTCGTCAGTTGCGGAGTTTTACAAGGCGATAGTGCCAAAGAAATCAGAAAAGTCAATAAAGAGCAAGTTAAGATCGACAAGAACGAACACGAAGAAACCGTGATTGAAATATGGGAAACGTGAAACATCTTTCGCAAGGGGAACTGATTCAAGAACTGAAAAAATGCGTTCAGCAATCAACTATTAAGCCGACCCCACATCCATTATTGGATGAATGCAATCGGCGCAAAATCAAGGTGACATTCAAAACAATTATGCTGGTCAACGGAAGCGCGTTGGATATGGAGAAATGATATGACCGCCCGTCAACAATTCCGCAAATTACTCGACAGGGGCAAGGTGGGGGTGATCCATTTTGGCAAATACAAATGCAGCCATAGGGCGGTGGTGAGGAATGGGAAGAGGGGGAAATGAAAAAAGCAGAAGCACCATTTTGCGATAAGCGTTTCCCATATTTATTTTATATCGCATCGGAGCCGGGCAGAAAAAAGCCAACTCCGGCCCAAATAAAAATACTTAAACAGATGGATGGCGACGCTTGGTATGTGACAGAAGATACTGACCGACACGAAAGTGCGCGTGCTCTTGTCGGTAAAGGCTGGCTACGGATGGCGAGAATGGCAGATAGGGATAAAAAAGGAAAAATAATCGAACTGGAACCGGAGGCTATGCTTATGCGCGTGATATTTGGCGAGCCAATGCCAAAGGACGTTGAAATGTATCAGAAATTACCAATAACGACAGATTTAACGCTTGGCGATAGTGAGGAATAATGGACGCATATCAAGAGGGTGAATTATCACGCAGGGAATGGGAGAACGAGCAACGGCGGCAACGATACGACCCGCACGGCGATCATTACACCAAGGAGGACTTTGAAGCTTTTAAACGCAGGGTGTACGGAAACAAAACAGGAGGAGAGAAATGAACGAAATCGAGCAAGTCAAAAGCGAAGCGTTGACAATCCGGGATCAGGCATTGTTGATTAAGATTGTTGACAAAGAATCTTACGAGAGCGCCGGGACGTTGCTGGTAGCCGTCAAGAAATTGCGCAAGCAGATCAGGGAAGTGTTCAAACCTATGAAGGATAAGGCATCGGCGGCCCACAAAGAAATAGTGGCCCAGGAAAAGAAAGCCGATGCTGAAGCCGCAGAAACCGAAGCAATCTTACTCCCGGCCATGACCGAGTATGACGAAAAATACGGGGCCCCAAAAATTGACGGCCTACGCAAACCGCAGGATGTTTGGAAGTTTAACGTTATCAATCCGGCATTGATCCCGGACGAATTTTGGATGCTGGATATGGTCAAGATCGGCGAATATGTCCGGACAATGCAGGAACAGACCAAGGTTGAAGGTATTGAGGTTTATTGCGAACGTGGAGGAATCAGGATCGAGAGTCCGAAACAGATAGAGTTCTAATAATAAGAAGCGACGCAATGAAGTGTGGAATATACGGAATTCGTAATATTGTCAATGGAAAATGGTATATCGGGCAGAGTGTAAATATACACAAAAGGAAATGCCTGCATTTTTCATTTTTGAACCGTGGCGTTCATTTTAGCAAACATCTTCAATCTGCTTATTCTAAATATGGTGCATCTAGTTTTGAGTTTCATATTCTTGAAGAAGCTCCCATCCATATGCTTGATATATACGAATGTGCATGGATTGATTTTTATAAATCAGACAAAGACTTGTTTGGATATAATTTACGAAGCGGGGGACAGATCAACCATCGTTATTCCCAAGATAGTAAAAACAAAATGTCTGAATCGCATAAAGGTAAAATTTTATCAGAGGAACATAAGCGTCATATATTAGAATCCAGAAAAGGATATCGTCACTCAGCGGAAACGCGACGCAAAATAGGGGAATCACACAAAGGATTGAAACTTCCGCCACATTCCGAAGAATGGAAAATTAAAATGTCAGCAATGATGAAAGGGGCAAAAAATCATAATTTTGGTAAACGTTTTTCCGAAAAAATTTGTCTTAAATTTTCTTTATCTCATAGAGGGCAAATCGTTTCTCAAGAAACAAAACGAAAGTTATCCGACGCGCTGAAAGGAAAGCCGTGGACAGACGCACGCAGAAAAAGCCAGATCAATAAACAACACAAGGAGGAATCAGTATGAAATTAACATCGGGACGAATTCAGGAAGCACAGAAGATTACAATTTTTGGGCCGGAAGGAATAGGTAAATCTACATTAGCAAACCAGTTTCCTTCCCCTGTTTTCCTTGACACGGAGAACGGAACAAACTGGATGGATGTCAAACGACTGGAATGCCGTTCCTGGCAGGATATTCTTGATGCCGTCAAATATCTCAAAACCACGAAACATGATTTCAAAACCGTTGTGGTAGATACCGCTGATTGGGCGGAAAGATTATGCATTCAATATCTTTGTGCAAGGGATAACAAAGACAGCATAGAGGGCTACGGATATGGCAAAGGATATACGTTCCTAGCTGAAGAATTCGGGAGACTGCTCTTGTCTCTAAACTCCTTGGTTGACTCCGGGATGCATGTAATTTTCGTTGCTCATGCTACCGTGAAAAAGATGGAATTGCCGGATGAAGCCGGGTCATTTGACAGATATGAATTCAAGCTTACCCGGCAGACCAGTCCTTTGCTTAAAGAATGGTGCGGATGCGTCCTGTTCGTCAACTACAAGGTCACGGTGACACAGGATGATAACAAGCGCACGAAGGCAGTTGGCGGCCGTAAACGGATCATCCATACCCAGCACACGGCCGCCTATGACGCCAAGAACAGGTGGGGATTGCCCGATCAGATCCCGTTTGAATTGCCGTTTGATTTCGGGGTATTCGCAAAGGTGCTGGGGGAGAATGCCAGTAAACCGGTTGCCGAACCCGTT